GGCCAGACTCCACCCTGGAGGAGGCAGTCACGAGCGAACCCGTCTCGGAAATTCCGGAGGCATTCCGGAGGGAAATAACCTAATTCTGGCACAAAAAACCGACACAAATCGCAGCCTTGGCTGAGATTTGGCCGAACCGAGGATGGGGTCTAAGCCATTGCGAGAATGGAGTTTTTAGCCCTTGGATCGGCGCGCCGGTGGCGAATTTACCGTCTATAAAAAGAAAACGGGCGTTCAAATCACCCGGCCCAGGATCAAAAATGCTATGTCAAACAGTCACTTAACAACCTGGACCGGACAGCGCAATTTACCGTGAGGCAGCAGCCGTGTCGAGCTCCGCAGACAGCGATGCTTTGTCACGCGTTGCCTTGCCCCCTCGCCCAAGGGCCGACCCATCTCCTACTTCTAACTCGGACCCGCGGTTCGCCACGGCCACCCTGACCGCCGGGTTTGCAGGCATCCTCCATATCCATTAGCAGTTTGGTGCTGCACGATTCTCCAGCAAAGACCGTCAACAGACCGTCCGTTTTAGAGGGGAACTATTACCTGCCATACCATTCGTTTTTTAAATGAATGGCTTGACCGCGTCCCTCCATTCGGATAAAAGGGGAATGGAGAACGCTAAGAGCGGGTGAAATTGGTGGCCAGCCCTGGTGAGCTTGTTCGGAAACTCTCGGAACTTCTCGGCATCGCCGAGCGGACGATCGTGCTGCACGATCGCAACCTGGTGGTCGCAGGCCTGCGGTCGAAAAGCGGTCGTGGCACCAGCGCGGCACGGATGACGGCCCGCGACGCTGCCCACTTGCTCGTTGCCGTGTTGGGCAGCAGTCACGTGAAGGACTCGGCGGAAACGGTGCGCCGTTACAAGGAAACTCGTTTTCACAAGAGTGCAAGCGGCGGTTATGACGACAGCACCATTGCGGCGCTACGGAATTTGCCGCCCGACCACAGCTTTGTAGACGCTGTCGAGGCGCTTATTGCGGTAGCGGCCGACGGCTCCCTCGAGACCGCCGTGGAGGTCTATGTGAGCGGGATCGAGGGAGAGAAGATCGGATACGAGGCGATCATAGAGATTACCGTCCAAACGCCCGGTTTACTTGGCAATATCTCGATCCGCGGCGGGGGCGCCAGCGGGCATGGTCGGTATGGTCTGCCCAATCCGTACGACCAGCACCAATCCTTGCATCCCCCCAGCGAAGAAGTCGACGCCTGGAAGCAGAAAGTGAAAGACTACTACGTGGAAAGCGACCTTACCCAATATAGAACAGTTACAGCAAAGACCATTTTCGAATTAGGGCAGATTTTGTGCACCTGATTACGGTGATCGAGCAGACTGCCCCTAACTGATCAACAAGTGTCTGTGGAAGCAGAGATATTAACGATGTCAAAAGCACAAAATCGTCTTTGCCATAAGGATCGGCGCAAATCCTCTCCGCGGGATGGGATGCCGGAAGCCATCGGCCCGGTACGAAGGCGAAGAATGTTGTCGACAAACTCCGAGCTGGCGGATGCGCAACCGACACGTCCCTGGCCGGCTGACCGACTTGAGCGCTGGCCGATCGAGCGGCTGATCCCCTATGCGAACAATGCCCGGCTTCATAGTGAAGCCGACCTCGACAAGCTTGCCGCCGCCATCCGCACATGGGGATGGACGACACCGGTGCTGGTCGACGAGGAGGGTAACCTGCTTGCCGGGCACGGGCGTATCGCCGCAGCGCCGAGAGCGGGGGTGACATCGATTCCAGTGATCGTCGCACGCGGCTGGAGCGAGGAGGAAAAACGTGCCTATCGGCTGGCCGACAATCAACTAGCGGCACGAGCGAGCTGGGATTTCGAGCTGCTGGGTAACGAGCTCCAGGAGCTTGGGTTCGCCAATTTCGACTGCGACCTGATCGGGTTCGAACCAGACCAGCTCGAAACCATCCTGAAGGGTGTCGGATCGAGCGGTCTGACCGATCCCGACAGCATCCCGGAATTAGCCGATCAACCGGTCACTCGGCTGGGTGACATCTGGTTATTGAATGACCACCGAGTTGGCTGCGGCGACGGCACCAGTGCTGTCGATGTCGCGTCGGTGCTGGCGGAGGCGCAGCCTCATCTTATGGTCACCGATCCTCCATATGGTGTCAGCTATGAACCGAGCTGGCGGTCGCGCCGCACGGTTAGCCGAGGCAAGCTCGCGCAAGGAAAGGTGCTCAACGACGATCGCGCTGACTGGCGAGAGGCTTATGCGCTGTTCGCTGGGGATGCCGCTTATGTGTGGCACGGGGCGCTACACGGCGACGTTGTCGCCGCCAATCTGGCCGACTGTGGGCTGCAGCCTCGCGCCCAGATCATCTGGGCCAAGCAACACTTCACCTTGGGCCGCGGCGATTACCATTGGAAGCATGAAACCTGTTGGTACGCGGTGCGCGCCGGCAAAGCCAGCCACTGGCAAGGCGACCGCACCCAAACGACGGTGTGGGAGATCGCGAACAACAACCCGTTCGGCAGCCATCACCGCGAGCAAAGCTGGGGCCACGGCACACAAAAGCCGGTCGAATGCATGCGCCGCCCGATCGTCAACAACAGCCGGCCCGGCCAGGCGATTTATGATCCGTTTCTCGGCTCGGGAACCACCATGATCGCCGCCGAGATGACCGGCCGGGTGTGCCTCGGCCTCGAGCTCAACCCCGCTTATGTCGATGTCGTCGTCCGCCGCTGGCAGCTGTTTACTGGCCGAACTGCAAGACATCAAGTCTCTGGCCAGCCCTTCGACGAGCGCGCCGCACAGGCGGACCACGATTAATAGGAGCCGCACATGGCGCGAACACCGTTTGTCGTCACTGATGCGTTGCGCGAGAAAGCGCGGCACCTAGCCGGTCTCGGTGTCCCGCAGGACGACATCGCCAAGATCATCGGCTGCGCCCCCAAGACCCTGCGCAAGCGGTTCCGTGACGACCTCGATCGCGGCGTCGTAGAGGCCAATGCGACGATCTCCAGCTCGCTGTTTGGTGCCGCCAAGGGCGGCAATGTCACGGCCCAGATCTTCTGGATGAAGACACGTGCGAAGTGGCGGGAGCCGACGGTGGAAGACCCAGCCTCGGGCACCGATGCCGGGACGAATTCGGAGGTGCTTCTGGTCCTGCCCGACAACAGCCGCGATCCCGAGCTGACCCAGGCGCTGCGCGATGCCCAACTCAAATACTTCGCCGGGAAACAACAGCGACCGCAGGCCCCGGGGTCGGGCGGGTGATCTGATGAGCAAGACCAGCATCACCGGGCGAGCAGAGAAACCAATGCTCATCGAGGGCCCAAGGACCGGTCGGACCGATGCTCAGCGCGGCACGCCTTCCGGCAACGCCGCCGGCTCGATGCGCCGCGTGTGACCCATGTCGCCATCGGACCGGACAACGTTTTCGGCACAACCCGGACGGCAGACCGCGTTTTTGCAGACTGCGGCTGACATTTGCATCTACGGCGGGGCGGCGGGCGGCGGAAAGACCGTCGGACTGATCCTCGAACCGCTGCGACACGTCCGCCGCGTGCCGAATTTTAGCGCGGTGTACTTCCGACGCACCACGCCGCAGATCACCAACCCCGGCGGGCTATGGGACGAGAGCCAAAACTACTATGTGCGGTTTGGCGGCACCCCGCACCGGCGCGCGCTCGAATGGCGCTGGCAGCGCGGCGGCAAGATCAAGTTTTCGCATCTGCAGTTCGACACCTCGGTTTACGACTGGCAGGGCGCCCAGATCACCTTGATCGGCTTCGACGAGCTGACCCATTTCACCGCGCATCAATTCCATTACATGGTCAGCCGCAACCGCTCGACCTGCGGTGTGCGGCCCTACATCCGTGCCACCTGCAACCCGGACGCCGACAGCTGGGTCGCCGAGTTCCTGGCCTGGTGGATCGATCCGCAGACCGGGTTTCCGATCCCCGAACGAGCCGGCGTGTTGCGCCATTACGTCCGTGACGCGGGAAAGGTCCTGTGGGCCGATCGGCCGGAAGACTTGATGCAGCACCTACCTGCGCCAGCGGATCTTCCACCGGGCATCGACCCGCCGCGACCAATCAGCGTTACTTTCGTCCCGGCCTCGGTGTTCGACAACTCCGCGCTCCTCCAGGTCAACCCGGAATATCTCGCCCGGCTGCTGTCATTGCCGTTGCTCGAGCGCGAGCGGCTGCTGGCCGGCAATTGGAAGATCCGACCGGCGGCCGGGCTCTATTTCAAGCGGGAATGGTGCGCCGTCGTCGACCACCTCCCGGCCGATCTCGATCTGGTCCGCTACTGGGATCTGGCTGCCACCGAGAAGACCGAGCTCAATGATCCGGATTGGACCGTCGGCATCAAGCTCGGCCGCGACAGATATGGCGGATATTGGCTGCTCGATGTGGTACGCGCTCGCGCCAACCCGGGTGACGTCGAACGATTGCTGCTCGACACCGCGACACTCGACGGCAAGCCTGTCCGCATCGGTTTCGGCCAGGATCCGGGGCAGGCCGGCAAGAGCCAGGCGCTGCACTTGGCGCGTTCCCTCAGCGCCTTCACCGTAATGCCGACGACCGAGAGTGGCAACAAGCTGACGCGGTTCGGGCCGTTCAGCTCGCAGTGCCGCGCCGGCAATGTGAAGATCCTGCGCGGCTCGTGGACCGAGGACCTGTTCCGCGTCCTCGAAGGCTTCCCCGAGCTTGCCCATGACGACGAGGTCGACGCCTGTAGCGGGGCCCTAGAGATGCTCAATCCCAACATGAATAGCTGGGGCGCTTATGAACTCGCTCGCCGGCAGGCCGAGCAGCTGCGAGCTGAACGCGAGGCACGGGGTCAGGTGGCTCTGTCCGTCCAACCGACCTGGGCCCCCGGCTCCATGGAGTGGCAAGCCCAACAGGAAAAATTGAAAGCCGAGCGGGAGAATTTGACCGGTGGTGGTTCCGGCGGCTGAGGTCTTGCGAACTGTCCAGGTCGCTCCACATGCACCAGGCGGCCAGTCGCAATCAGCGCCGAATTTCCGAAGGGTTTGACGGCCGCCGAATCGTAGCTGCGAAACTGTGCTGGATCAAATGGACACTCTCGCCGACGGGACCACAAGTTCGAATCCCTCTTCCTCCGGCACAGAGTCAGCGACGAACCAGTCCCGCCGCGCTTGGCATGGCCTCACAGCATTAAAAGCTGAGGCAAGTCGC